GTCTCAGACAGTAAGGTAAAAATCTACTCATGTAGCAATGCCCCTTACTTGTTGGTATACATTAATCCAACCTCCCACACCTCCATCTAGGGGGTTTTTTTTTGTCTTGACATCACCTAAATACTGGTGTATACTATGTTTATTGACAATCAATTAATCCACAAATCTAAATGTCATTCGCAGATCTAAAGAAACAATCACGACTCGGCAGTCTCACGTCCAAACTGACGACTGAGATAGAAAAGATGTCTAAAGGCACTAAAGTTGGTGCTGATGAGCGTGTATGGAAACCAGAAGTAGACAAAGCAGGTAACGGTTATGCCGTTATCAGATTTCTACCAGCACCAGAAGGTGAAGAACTACCTTGGGCAAAGTTATATTCACATGCTTTCCAAGGACCTGGTGGTTGGTACATTGAGAACAGTTTAACCACATTGGGTCAAAAAGATCCAGTATCAGAGTACAATAGAATACTTTGGAACAGTGGTGGTGATGGCTCACCTGAACGGGCACAAGCACGTAATCAGAAACGTAAGTTAACTTACATTGCCAACATCTATGTTGTTAAGGATCCAGCAAACCCACACAATGAAGGTGGAGTATTCCTCTTCAAGTTTGGTAAGAAGATCTTTGATAAGATAACTGCTTCTATGCAACCAGAATATGAGGATGAGACAGCAATTGATCCATTCGATTTCTGGCAGGGTGCTAACTTCAAGATGAAAATTAAGAACGTTGCAGGGTATCGTAACTACGATTCATCAGAGTTTGGTTCAGTTGAACCACTACTAGAAGATGATGATGCACTAGAAGGACTATGGAAGAAACAGTATTCTCTAGAAGAGTTTACTAAACCTACAGAGTTCAAAGCATATGCTGACTTAGAGAAGCGTATGGATAGTGTACTTAATCCAACCACAAAGACTCCTCGAATAGACCCAGAGGTTGCCGAGGAAGAACAACCTGTATACGTACAGAAGAAAGAACCTGTTGCAGCACACCCATCGACTGCTAACGATGGACAAGTTGATGCTGATGATGAGGCACTAAAATACTTCCAACGCCTAGCGGAGGAGTAAGTGTATTACATTGCAGCAACAAGTCTTGACCTAAACCAAGCATGGAATATGTCTTGGGGTGAAGGCATCCAATTTATATTGGTACTCGCTTTCTTATATTGGTTAAAGAAGAGGATAGATCTTCACTTTGCTAAGAAGACATCCAAGATTGTATACAAGGTCAAGGTAGTAGAAGATTCACACATCAGTGTCGATCATGCTAACATAGATCATGCACACATCGATGACATCGGTGAGATACATGGTGATGTTACCACACATCCAAAGCCTTTTTAGCACAGGCAAATTCGATTTTTAATTCCCCTAATTCGGGAAAAAAATCTCCGCAATTTTTTGGTCAAATACCTTTTTGGAACTATCTTGGGGATAATATCCTTAAGTTAGTTCCTTTTTTATGTCTAGAATTAATGTATTGGGAAGAATTGGTATATGTCATAATTTGCTTCATATCTTCAATTACAGTTTCTAACCAACCTGGTCGTAATACCCATATATTCCTTTTTTCTTCATTTTTCTTAATTTCCCATTCAAACCAAGTTACAGAATTTAGTAAATCACTGCCTGTAACGGTTTTATTCGTTCCTTGGTCTAAAAACTCAAAACTGAAGTTTTCGTCAACTATATTTCCTTTACTCATTACCATATTTCCGCTAGTATCACTTATTTTCTTAGTTTCGTAATGATGGACAGATCTTAGTTGATCGTCACTATACTTATTGAGCAAATAGTTGTTTAACTCAGTTTGACCAATAGGCCACTCTTCACGTACATTTAGTACATTATTGGATATTAGTATAATCCAGTCTAACCCAGAGTCACCATAAAGACGTTCTGCAACCTGATCTGGTCTAGTATCACCAATTACCGTAAATTTATCAAAAGAGGTGACATTTTGGAATAAGTCATCTCTTATTTTTGCACGTTTAAATAAGTTCTTAGATAATGTATAATCTAAGCTTGAATTGTGCTTATTATACGTTGGTAAGTGTATATTTGGGAATAAGTCGAAATAAGCCATTAGAATCCTACATCATCGGTATTTTCTTGGAAAGCATTTGCACCATTAGGAACTTGAAGGTCTCTTAGATCTGCAAATTGTTGATCATCGCCCCATACATCCTTCTCATAATGATCTTGGAATATAGGTGTTAATTCAGTAAAATCACAAGTCATGTTACTTCTTACTGGCATAGCACCTGCATTTTTATCACTGTATGACATCCATGTGTTTTCAGGACTATAGTTTATTGCACATTTAGTCATAGCACATATCTTTATCATACCAACACCACCTATTCTGTCACTACCACTTCTAAAACGTATTCTGAATACGTCTGGAGTATCTATGAATAGTCTATTTCCACTACTTCTTGATGGAGACATACATTTCTTCAAGAACTTTTGAATCTTTCGTACTTCAGATGCTTCATTTGTATCATTTGGTGCAAATAAGAAGTTAAATGAGAAATTCCTTAACTTAGGACCATTGAATAGTAGTTCTAAATTAGGGTTTATTGCCTTACCAGTAGCACGTGTGATCATTTGTCCTGGATCTACATTTATACCAATACTACCTAGTGCAAATTGTGCTCCAAATGCACTTGCAAGCGTTTTGAAGTCTTCATTATTTCCTTGCCCATTCGTTAAACCAGATACTATATCTCTAGTACCAGTTGCTCCAGCTTTAAGAAGGGCAAATGGATCTGTACCCTTTTGCCTAATTGTGTTTGTTGCACCTAAGAACGCAGCAGTAGTAAATGCATTAGCACTTTCATCACCCCACGAAATGCCGTTAGACATTTGTAATTCATTAGGTATTGGTAATTTAACTAAACCATGGTATTGTTGTATATTACTATTTCTAGGTAAACCTTTAGTTACACTTTTAACAAAACTTTCTGCTCCCTTTTTTCCATCTGGTTCTTTAAGGGTTGACATCGCATCCCAGTTACCTTGAAGGACAGGAGCCAATTGCTCTTGAGGTGCTCTATACTTAAATGCTTCTATTATTATATGATCTTGTACATTAATCTCGCTTTTATAAGCATTTAATGGATAACTTAAATTAGATGCATTTTCAATAGATGGTACTTTTTTTACTTCACCCAAAGTAGTTTCTGTTTCTACATTAAGGTCTGTTTCAAAATTAGAATTAACCTTAACTGTTTTTGTTAGATCTAATCCTTCAGTTATAAGACTTGTTGATTTTTGACCATTCGGTAAATAGAAGCTTTCTATTGTTGGTACGTTAGCCCACAATTCTCCATTACCTGATATATCGGCTGCATTTGCAGCGTGAGTTATCCAAGGTTCTCCAGCCTGATTTACTCCTAATTTATGTACTGCTAGTTTTTTAGTAAATTCTAATTTTGTAGCTTCATCATTTTTTACCAGTCCTTCTATTGTAGGTCCTACAGGTTCCCAAGACAAACCACTTCTTTTTTTAACTGAGATTATATTGAGGAAATTGTTACTATTTGGATTGGTATTGTATACTACTTGATACTTAAATCCTTCTAAAGTTACTTCAAAATTTTCTGAAGAACCAGCAGTAGGGAATGAATATGATTTAACTTTATTACTCATTTCCACATACTCCTATTTGACACAGGAACTTCCGTTCCACGAAAAGTTCTTACGAAATCTTCTGTTGGTAAAGAAATTGCTAGTTCCCATTCTTCCATTGGAATATCCAGAAATGGTGATTCTACTTCTGATTTCAAGTATTTATGGAACCCACTGCTACCAAACATAAATCTATCCCATTCAGGATCGGCACTTTCCCTTAATCCATCTATTGTTTCTAATATATCCTTTCTTGCATTCATTGGATAATAATGTAAATTACATCCATAAAAGAACCCACCAGCATCTATAGCAACGTATAGGCAAGGTGTTTTGTCATATACTATCTTATCTGCAAGTTTTGCCTTATACCTAAACATGACAAGATGTCCTATTTCAGGTGATGTGACAAGTTTTGAGTTTGGTAGGTTGCTAGTTAATTCCAAGTTCTTTTTCGGTTAGTACTTTAAAATCCCATCTTCTATCTTTACAATATTCTTCTGCTGCTTTCCATTTTGCCTGATTTTTGGCATATTCATATACTTCTGCAACATACCTTTTAGTTCTTCTTTTTTGTTGTTTTGGTGGATTTACTTGTTTTAGTGGTTTGATCTCAATTATACTTTCTAAGGTTTTACCCTTATTGTCAATGTATTTAATATAGAAGTCTGGAAAGTATCTGTGGTATTTTTCATCTATTGGTGATTTGTAACGTATTACATGCTCTTCAGATGCCCACTTTATTATATTCTTATTAGTATCGCAATATTTCATAAATTTTAGTTCCCACAAAGACCTAAAAACTATGTTTGTTGGATCACCCTTGTATTTTCTGGGTTTAGTTGGTCTAAACTTCCCACTATAAGCCATACATAGTATATAATGTTAGTCTTATTTAGACCAGATGGCTGGGAAGGAACTATTTGCTGGAGAAAGATTTAGAATACCTACCAATCAACTTTGGACAGTAGGTACTGAGTCTGGTGTAGTACCAGCATTTAATAATGTATATGATGTGTGGATAGATTTTAATAGTGCATTTAATGATAATGGCAATGATAACTCTTTAGCAGAGTTTATCAATACGTATGCTATGAATAGTAGTAATATGACAAAGAATCCTGGTGATTATTTGGCATTATTTTGCTCTGAAGCAGTATTACCATCAACTAATATAGAAGTCAGTTCAGTTAGGGGTCTTAGGCAGGGAATAGCACAGGGATATGCATCATATAGAACATTTCCTGATGTGACATTGACATTTTATTCTCAAAGGGATTACTTCACTAATGATGTTTTTAATGCATGGACTGAATATATTTCCCCAACAAATATTCATAGCACCAGTAGATCTGGTGAAAGTACTAAGGAAAGAATGGATGATATTTTTGCATATAGGAGGATGAAATATCCCAAAACATATAAGTGTAATATGAAGATAACAGCATTTACAAGGGATGTTGTGAGTAAGTGGGATAGATTATATAAGAATGGTTATGTAGAAGTTCCAAATAGTATTCAATATAATTTAATGAATGCATTTCCAGTTAGTGTTGTTGCTTCACCACTAGCATATGGGGATGCTGAGTTGCTTAAAACATCTGTTACCTTTAACTATGAGACATATTATACAGATAGAACGGGAGTTTTATATCGTCAAGGTGAGTTACCTACAGGTGAAGTAACTATGACACTTATTCATGAGGATGGAACTAGACAAGTTATTGAATCTGATGAGAATGTAACTAGGTCAGTAGAGAAGATTACTGAAAAACAAAAACAAATAAAAATAACTGAGCAACAACAAGCAACACTTGATGCAATGGTAGGTGATCCAAGAGCAAATGGACTTAGACAGTCATTAGGATTACCATTAGTTCCAGAGAACTAAATAAAGCTACTGTAATGAATTGTTATGCCTTTACCCAAGGTTGTTACACCAACCTATGAACTGAAGTTACTATCTACAGGCAAGACATGTAAGTATCGACCATTCCTTGTTAAGGAAGAAAAGGTACTATTGCTTGCTCTTGAGGATGGTAACTCAAAAACTATATCTACTGCCATTAATAAGGTTCTTAAGAACTGTATAATGACACGTGGTGTTAGAATCGAAAATCTACCCAGTTTCGATATTGAATACTTATTTCTGAATATACGTGGAAAGTCTGTTGGTGAAACAGTAGAACTAAACGTAGTATGTGAGGATGATGGTAAGACTCAAGTTCCACTAACAGTTGATGTTGGTGACATTAAATTGGTTGTACCAGATGAACATAATGAAGACGTTGATTTGGGTAGTGGGTTACATATTAAGTTGAAGTATCCTTCAATGCAAGAGTTCCTTAATACGAACTTTAATGTAACTGAGAACAAAGGTGACACTATTGATACTGCGTTTAAGTCAGTAGCAAAGTGTATAGACACAATTTATAATGAAGAGGAAGCATGGTCTTCCACAGACTACTCTGAAAGGGAACTTGTAGATTTCATTGAACAACTTGACTCTAACCAGTTTGCTAAAGTTGAGAAATTCTTTGCAACAATGCCTAAGTTGCAGTACAAGACCACTGTTGTTAATCCTAATACAAAGGCTGAGAATGAGATAGTAATTGAGGGCTTGTCATCTTTTTTCGCATAATGCTATATCATAGCAGTGTGGATTCTTTTTATGAAATTAATTTTGCATTAATGCATTATCATAAGTGGAGTCTATCTGAAATTGAGAATATGATACCTTTTGAAAGAGACATTTACATGAAATATCTACTAAATGCTCTGGAGAAAGAAAGACTAGAAGCACAGCAAGCAGCTAATGCCTAGAAGAAAAAAGTATACTGGTGATGTATTGCCTAAGTCTCGGATGTTTCCGATGGCTGAACCTGAACGTCAAAATACTGCCACTGAACCTTTGGTTAGAAGGTTAGACGTTGCTGGTGCAAAGTTGGAGAAGATGCAGCAACAGATAGAAGATAATAAAGGATTGACACCGAAGATATTGAGGAATTTGGGTAAGGTAACATTAGAATTTGAACAGGTTAATAATAATCTTGACAGTTTAAGAGGTACTATATTAAGAGACATGTCTGCTAAACGTAGGTTTATGCAACAGGAACGTAAACTTATAAAGGAAGAAAAGAAGGTTATAGAAGAAACAAGTAAAAGTTTAAGTATTTCTAGAATTGCATTTGGTGCTGTAGCAGGTTTTGCAGCATTTGATAATCTTTTTAAAGGTGATATTGGTGGATTTTTGGGTAATAGTTTACTTGCTGGAGCAGCAAATGCTGATATAGTAAGTAGTATTGTAGGTGGTCTTGGTTTAGGTGCTTTATTACGTGGTCGTGGAGCTCAAACAGCAACAAAGGTTACTCAGGGTGCTGGTATGAGTAAGGGTATGGGATTGATGAAACATCTAAAGAATCCTAAGATAGGAATACCATTAGCACTTTTAAGTTTGCTAGGACTATCTCAGATGGGTAAAGCAAATGCATCAGAACCAATAACTTCTACTGGTACTGGTATTGATAAAAAAGATCTTAGTAGATTTGATACATTAAATCAACAGTTTCAATCTGCTTTAGTACCTTTAATAAAACTGACTAATAAAGGTAATATATTAGCTAGTGCGATGACAGATGCACAAGAATTGAATTTAAGTGACGAAGATTATAAGTGGTTAGCATATGGTGTATCAGCAGAAGCTGCTAGGGGTACTGATGATGAGCATGCTGTAGCAGCATCTATCTTGAATAGGGTATCATCAAAACATTTCCCTAATAGTATAAAGGAGGTTGTGTTACAAGAGAATCAATATGAGGCAGTTACTAAAGAACGTGCATTCCATGATAAGAAATTACAAAAGCAATTATCATCTATTGAAGGACAGGATAAAATTGCAAGTGCATTAGCATTACTAGAAGGTAGAACAGATTTTAAAGGTCAAAGTCAATTACATAATAGAGTTGAGAAAGAAGACCCTATGTTTGATGAGAAGGGTAACTTCTATCATTATTGGTGGCAACAACCTGGTGCAGTAAAACCTGAAGGATGGAAGCAACCTAACTGGCAACAGTTCATGTCAATAAATCAGGATCCTGATGAGACATCAAAGATCCAGACAAATAATACAATACTTCCTATGTTGTCACAGGATAATAATAATACTGCAACAAATGCAGAACCACCTACTTCACCTGGCACTGGAAGTTTACAATGCTTCCCTGATTTCAAATCAGTAGATGAGTTTGCTTGTAATCTATTATTAGGTGCTGGCACATGACAATAGATAGTAGTAAGTTAATACCAAAAACAGAAGCAATAAAGTTTAAGACTGCAAAGTTAGTCAATGTTTATAGTAGATCTAACTTTCTTGATAATAGATATTTGAAACAGAATATAGTATTAAAAGAGAATTTATTTAAGGAGAAAAAGGAACTATATGAGACTCTTGGTAAGAGTCAAAGTAAACTTGGTAAGGATATAAAAAGGGGATCTACTCAGCTAGGTATATTAGGTGGTGGTGCTGGTGCAGGTTTGTTTAGTAGATTATTTAAAAAAGGAAAAGCACCTAAAGTAAAGGTTACAGGTGATGTTCTTAAAAATACCAAACTTCCAAAGGCAAAGGGAGTTGGTGTAGGTGGTGGTATATTGAATTTTGGTCTTGATGTAGCGTCAGGAACACCAGTAGATGAAGCAGCTGTTGGTAGTGGTGGATTCTGGGCTGGTGCAAAGATAGGTGCTGGATTGGGATTCTTTATACCAGATGGACCTTTGATGGTTGCTGGTGAACTTGTTGGTGGTCTTGTTGGTGGACTTATAGGTGAGGCAGCAGTTAAAAAGTTATATCGTAAGATGATGGGTAGGGAGGAAAATTCACAAGATGTAGTTGATAAGATTGAACCAGAACCTGTAGTAAATCATTTTGACAACTCCCTTACTCTTTACAGTAAATCTGTAGAGATGATGGGATTAGTTAATTGGGAGAATCTTATTGCCAAGGAGGATAAGAAAGAGGATAAGGGAAAGTCGCAGGAAGAAAAAAAAGTTGATCCACAGACTCCTATAGTAGAAAAGGGTAAAGATATTATAACTGAGAATAATATAACAGAAAAAGAATTCCACACAACTGAGATAACCAAGATTATTGAGAAGGTCAATACTAATAAAGAACTTACAGTACGTGAGAGAACACTACTTGTAGATAATGGTATAGATGATTTTGCTGTTGGTGGTAAGACTCAATCTATTGTAGGTGATCTTGTAACTTTAGGTGCTAGTGCTGCTGTAGCAGTTAAAGCACCAGTTATAGCATCTAAAACTATGTCTGGTGTCAATCTATGGAATAGTGTTAAGAATACTATTACTAGAAAGAAGAAGTTAGATAGTGTCGTCAATAATAATGTTACACCATTTAATGTGCCTAATGGTAATAGTAATGCTGTTGTAATTAACAATATTAATAATTCAACTGGATATTATGGTGGTAGAAATACTAATACTATAAGTTGGACTGAGATAATACGTCAGGCAAGGACACAATGAAACCTATACTTGCTGTATGTCCAGGACATCCTAAATCTGGCACAACTTCATTATTCTATAGTTTATGTGACCCAACATATGCTGTTTATCCTTTATTTAAAGAACCTCAATATTGGAGAAGAATTTTAAGAGGTAATGAACATCAAAGCTACTATAATAATGAGACTAAAGAACATTATAACCAACCTTGGGATTGGGAAAAGTATGGATGGGAAACTTATGATGATTACTTGAGTCATATTTTGCGTAGAATTAGACATTATACTAAGAATCCTAAACCATGGTTGAGTGTAGGTGATTACACAGATTTAATTGATAGACTTAATCGTTTTCCGAACTGGGAGGATTATCGGAGATTACATGAATCTACACCAAACAGTGTGCCTGTAATGGATTTTTCTTTAATGAATGGTGCTCTATCCAGTGAAGAGTTGGATATAGTAAAGTCTGAATTAGATGAACATTTTGATATTAGAGTTATTATTTGTCTACGTGATTCTATTTCGTGGTTAAGATCATGTAAAAGGAATTTTATAGGTACACCTAATAATAAAGAATGTAATAACTATAAAGACTTTGTAAAAAAATTCTCATCAAAGTGGCCGACTATGATTGCTAAAATGGGTGATTTTGATAATAAAGATGGTGTATTGTCTACTGTATTAAATGAGTTTTTGGGTATAAATATTCCTAAATCTTGGAAAGTGGGTAAATTTAACATAACATCTTCATCAGTTGGTCTTGAAGATGGGTATGCTGATGACTGGGATGTTCCTTATAAAGAGAATAAACAGTACTATGAAACTGTAAAAACTGGTATAGTATAATGGCTGATTGGTTACAGAACGCTAGTTTAAAGAATCTTACCTATACTGGTGATGGTGTACAGGCAACTGACATCAGGATGCAACATAATACCATAGAGTATCATGAAAGTATATTTGATCCAAGTATTCATATGGAGATTGGTATACAGGATACTATTGGATTTATGGATCTAACACCTATAAGATCAGGTGGTAGACTTAATATTAAAATAGAACATGAAACAGGTGAGATAACATATGGAGATACAAACCCATTAATACTATCTAATATTACTAATAATCTTAGAGAAGGTAAACGAGAGTTCTATACTTTACAGGGTGAGACTAAAGGAACCTATGATAATCAGATGACTAGGGTTAGTGGTAAGTATAAGGGTAACATAGGTGATTCTGTTGAAAAGATATTGAAGGAGGTGATGCAGGTTCCTGAAGAAAGGATTGATGTAGAGCAAACGTTGAATGGTTATCATTTCATGGGTAACATGAAGAAACCTTTATACTGTATTGCATGGTTACGTAATAGATCTATACCACACACGGCAGAGAATTCCACAACCAAGGGACATGCAGGGTTTTTATTTTGGGAAGATATGGATGGATACCATTATAAGAGTGTTGAAAGTATATTAAAGGAAGAACCTGAGTTTGAGTATGAGTATAGGGAGGATGGTGAAAGTATCCATACAGATACTAACTTTAAACTTATAGCACCACCTATATTCACTACTAACCATGATGTACTCAAAAAGTTACGAGATGGTGCATATAAGAGTACTAATATATTCTTTGATTTATTAACAAGACTACCTGCATTACATGAATACTCATGGGATGATGGTGAGCATACTACTATGGGTGCTGATGAACCAATACCAGAGATAGCAGCATCACCTAGTAGAAGAATGTTAGGTCTTGTTGACATAGGTGCTATGGCATTCGAGGAACCTCCCGAAGGTGAGACAGCATCTATGAATATGACTAAGTACCAAGCACAGACTGTCTCTAGGTTATCGAACTTATTTTCGCAAACCCTGAATATTACGGTTCCACTTAACCTAAAATTAAGAGTAGGTGCTATGATAACGTGTAAACTACCTAAGCTAAATACAGCTGCTACGGATTTTCGTAGTAGCCCTGCCAAGGGATCTTATATGATAACTAGGTTATCCCATAAATTCCTATCAAAAGGTGCAGTGACCGCTTTGGAGCTTGTACGAGACTCTTACGAAGAACTTAAATGACAACTGAAATCCCTAAACATGACCTCAAACATGAGGTTTATATTGATCCCAAAGATCATAAGGAGCATGTCAATCATGGCATGATTGAATACTCTGAAAAGGATTTGGAAATGCACAATGATGCATTCCATGATCACACAGAAGAAGAAGTCGTACCTAATGAAGGTAAGATAAACGATTGGCACACACGCCATGAAGATAAGCACCTAGAAGTGTATTGTGATAACCATCCAGATTCACTGGAATGTCGAGTGTATGACGATTAATGCTAGAACAAAGTTTTTCTAAAATTAACTTTATAGGTGAAGACGGTTTCCATTGGTTTATCGGTCAAGTCGCTGCTGATGAAGCATGGCGTGATTATAGTATAGCGTATGGTTATCGTGCCAAAGTTAGAATTTTAGGAAGACATCCTAGCACTAACGAAGTACCAGACTCGGAACTACCTTGGGCACACTTTTTACTACCACCTAGTTTAGGTTCAGGTACTAATGGTGCTGGTCATACTTTCTTTATACATGGGGGTGAGACTGTAATAGGTTTCTTCCTCGATGGTGAGGATATGCAGCAACCCATCGTACTTGGGTCGTTGCATAATGCTGACTTCATACCAGCAGAAGGTGTGAAAGCATGGAATAAAGTTATCTCTGATGAATCATCAGGATTTAAACCTATTGCTTTCAATAACAATTTGAAGTTTGGTATGCATCATTCACCAGTATCTGCTGGTAAGATTCATAAAGCAGGTGTTATACCTGATGAAAACAATGAAGTACGTGATGACGACAGGAAGCCTTTAAAGGCAAAGTTAACAGTAATAAATGATGAACAACGATTGATACGTAAAGCAAAAGCATGCACAGGTTCTGCTGGCTTTATGAGTGATGTTGCTAAAGCATTAGCATCATTTACTGAAATCGTAGGTGGTCTCCAGAAAACTGTTGACGGATTTATCGATCCTATCCTTAATCAGATATATGATATTAAGAACCTAGTTAAGCGAATTAGTAAACTGATATCCAGACAGTTTGCAAAACTGATTCGCTTGGCTCGGAAGTTTATGTTCGAGAAGATCTACAAGTTAGTCGAACAGGCACTAGGTTTCTTAATACCAGATAACTTACTAAAGGATATCGCTATTAAAAAGAGTATCGATGGAATCTACTGTGTTATTGAGAATATTATTAAGGGATTAGGTAGCTTTATATCTGATTTCCTTATGGGGTTGATTGGTAAGGTCGTAAATCTTCCCCTTTGTGCTGCTGAACAGGCAATCGCTGGTCTTATGTCTAACTTGACTAATAAGATCCAAGGTCTTATCGGACCTTCACTAAACGGTATCATGGGTATACTTGGTCCGATTGGTTCATTCATGGGATTTATGAACAAAGCGATGGGTTATGCTCAGATGGGTCTTAACTTCTTATCATGTCAAGGTCAAGAGTGTGATACAGAACCTTATGATTGGGCTACTAACTTTGGACCTAGCAAGAAGAGCATGGTTGACTTCCAAAGAGCAATCAATATATCATCACAGTTTAGTAAGTTAGATCTGGGTGGTAAGATAGAGGACTTTGTTGATGGTATATTCCCCACAGGTGGTACAGGTTCAGAAGATGTGGCTGCTCTGGTTGGTGACTGTTCCACTGATGCTAAGTTATGTGGTCCTCCTAAGATAGAAATATTTGGTGGTGGTGGAGTAGGAGCAGCAGCAAATGCTGTCATCAACTCTATTGGTCAAGTGGTTGGTGTTAATATGAAGAGTCTTGGTCTTGGTTATAAGAACACACCTTTTGTTACTATAATTGATAACTGTGATAATGGTAGGGGTGCTACTGCACGGGCAGTTGTAGAAGATGAGAAGGTTGTTGATATTATCATAGAATTACCTGGTGGTGGATACTTAGGTCCTGATGATTCAACAGGGACTGATGAAGGTACTGAGGTTGTAGGTACAGTAGATGATGGTGATATTATTAACACTGGTGTAGGTTATACTGGTGATGATACTATAACTACTGGCAATGGTGATACATTTAAACCTATTGTAGATGATGATGGACGTATCATTGGTATGGAAAATCTGGTCAAAATACCTGGTGTAACTGACTTCCCAACATTCACAATAAATAGCGATACTGGTTATGGTGCTATCATTCAGCCCATAGTTAAGTTTACTGAACCTGATAAGGATTTGATTATCCCAGAAGGTACTAAAGTCCTAACTGTAATTGATTGTGTCTAAAAAAATATCTCCACCATTAATCTTCAATAACCCTGAAGATGGTACTTTAATTATTGGTTCTGAAAGTTCAGCAGTATTGAGGACTAGACAGGTTCAGTTAGCTGCTGGTTCTGGAGCAAATGTACGTTTGTTTGAAGATGGTGGATGGGAAGTTAAAGCACAACCCAATAATAAGGGTTCAAATATTATACAGAAAGGAGAAGGACCCCTTAATATTGAGTCAGAAGGTGACCTTAATATAGACTGTAAAGGTACATTATCCATTACAGCAGATAAAATAGTCTTTGATTGTGATGATTTTATTACTCAAGCATCTAATGATATTAGATTAGATGCAGATAACAATACTACTATACTAGGTACTAACATAGTAATTAAAGCAAATCAGAATGTTTTGACATCTTCTGATGGTTGGAACATCATATCAGGTAACCCAGTATTCATACATGAAAAGAAAAGTAAGTTGATACCAACGGGTGTGGGTGATGTTATAGATATGTTATTGGATCAAATTGTTCTAGGAGTATAACATGGCAATCGCAGGTGAGTTAGGAGCATCAAAACTTTATATTGGACCAGAACTACCTATTAGGAAGGATCAGTCGCTTCTTACTTTAAACAGTTTAGATCCTTTTGCTGGTACACTATCATGTGTTGGTCCTGCTTTCTTTGGAGCACCTACTAATGTAGGTTTTGCAAGGGCAGTTGTTAATATTGGACCTAATATTCCTGGTATTACAGGTGGTTTTGTATCTGGTATACCATTACTAGCATTGGATGTTACTGGTGGAACCCATCACTATGGGTGGATGAATAACTTTGCTATCAGTAATTTCTTTAGTATATCCAACACCATAGGTGTCAATAATAGGATAGGTGCTAACAACGACATTGGCTTTTTGAACAGATTAGGGTATAATACTGGTATTGGCGGTGAGTCGAATGCTCAACCTGTACAGGGTGATTTCTGTCCAGCGAAGAAGTCGGCTGCACCAGTTTATCGACATTATGGAATGATCATGGCTGATGAAGTGATGACCAGTTCTGGTAGGACTCTTTCTACTAGAAAAGGTTTTGATATTAAACATCCTAATAAGGAAGGACATAGACTGAGACACATTTGTGTTGAAGGTCCTGAGGCAGCAGTCTATGTACGTGGTACAGTAACTAAAGATGGTATCATAGAACTACCAGATTACTGGAGAGGTCTTATTAAGAAAGAGACTATCACAGTGACACTAACACCTATCGGTGTCTATCAAGAATTATTTGTTGACAGAATAGAATGGGGGCAAAGAGTCTTCATTAAGAATAATGCTGGTGGTGCTATCAATGCATACTATACTGTATGGGCAGATAGAGTTGGTCCTGAGTTGCACGTAGAATACGAAGGAGAATCAGCAGCAGATTACCCTGATGACCAGTCAGAATATAGTATTGCTGGATATCATTACGATGTCAAGGAATAGACAGGGAGCATACCCTGTGGTATAATACATACTGTAGTCTCAGTTTTTTTATGATTGACGAGTGCGTTAGCTTGATCGAAGTGGATGTCATGAACAAGACCTATTGCATCTATGGTGAGGATGGGTCTGTTAATGAAGTGCTTTGTGACACAATAGATCAGTTCCTAAATGTTTTAGATCTTGTCAGGAGTAATTCTGATAGGACTGAGGTTGTTTATCTATCCGATGGCAGCGATTAAATGTCCTATGTGTGGACATATATGTAGTAGTCGTATAGAATTTGGTTCCCACATCAAACGATGTAAAAAAGCAAATTCTAAATTTAATTTCAACCCTAAAAGAAAATCGAAACCTAAGAAAAAAAGATGATGAATCCTTCAGATGTTAATGATCCAGATTTTATATCTGAAAATGTTTTTAGGATTGCTATGCTTAATGCTGATGGTGACCACTGTTGGTTAACTGATCACAATAAGACACCAAAGGTTAATACCTTTAAGTATAGTAAGAAAATTAAGTTTTTAGCAAATGCATATCCTACTCATACACATACTTGGAGCACTGAACGTAGAGCAAACAATGCTATAGCAAGTATACCATTCACTAAGATTAGAGATAAGTTATTTACTGTAGAGTCAAGACCTGACAAGATAGTAGATAGAATATTCTATAGGTTTGCTGTTAGAGATGAAGGTAAACCACTGATGTGGTTACGTGAGGATGAGTCTTGGGATCAATTAATATGGGATGATACTGTCTTGATAGACGATATTATGGATGCTTTTGACTTCATGGATACTTTTACTCAAAGACAAAAGGATTATATTAAGTTGGTTAAGTGTTATGATTACGGACCACCAGACTGGGCTTGGGATTATGAATTTGTAGTCCGTAGGAGTTGTATATATTGTAAGACTGAATTTACTCCTTAATATAATCAGTGTAATCAGGGTCTTCTAGTGCTGCTATTAGACCTTCTTTTTTGCTTATTTGATCATCAATCATTTCCATAGAGTTAGTCATACCATACTTACGTAGTTCATATCTTGCTCTTTCTTCCTTAATAATATTAACATGCTCTATGACAGCATCACGTTCTGCACGTAGTGCTGGTAGTTTTGCATACTCAGCATCAATAGTTGCTTGGGTTCCATCACAGTTAGTTCCATCACTACCTGATACGAACTCTAAGTAACTACCAACTAGAACTGTTGCTATACCAGTATATGTACCAATACCACTATTAGTACCGTCTAGTACTGTAATAGTTTTAGCAAAGGGATCTTCACCACTAAATGCCCAGCTGTGTAGTTGCACCTGATCGTATGCAATTTCTCTACTAAGTGCTGCTGGATCTCCATCCTCATCTGTACCAGCAAGGACAGGTTCTCCATCTATTTCGGAGCAGTCACTTGCTGCCGTTCCAGTATCTAATATCGTTTGTAGGACTGCATTTATACTATTATTGACATCATTTATCTTATCATCTAGACCTTCCACTGATGGTTGGTATCTGTCTATCATTTCATCACAACCTTCTATGACTGTAACCAGTTCATTGTTGTTATCACCTGAAAATATTTTTACACCGTCAAGTGTCTTTTGTATATCTTCTCTTTGCTGTTTATCTTGTTTGATTTCACGAGCATAAGATGCAATCAAGTATTGGGTTTTAGGACCAACTGCCATGGTATAAATAAGTTGAAGAGTAGGTGTCAGTATTTATTAGGCTATGCCGTTAAGCAGATTGGAAAATTTCCTGAAGAACGTTCAGGGCAATGTCATATACGTAAACCCAGAAGAACTGGATGCAACGGATGATATTGGAAATACTGGTAACTCAAGAGCCAGACCTTTTAAGACTATTCAACGTGCGTTGATTGAGTCTGCTAGATTCTCGTACCAGATTGGAAAGGATAATGATAAGTTTGATAAGACTACTATACTTGTAAGTCCAGGTACACATTATATTGACAATAGACCAGGATATAGTATAAACACAGACGGTGACTTGTTTGATGTTAACGGCACATCAGTACAGATAGACCAGTTCAGTGTTGGTACTAACTTTAATATACATGATCCTAACAACGAATTATATAAGTTTAATAGTATGCACGGTGGTGTTATCATGCCACGTGGTACATCAGTTGTTGGACAAGATTTAAGAAAGACTAAGATTAGACCTAAGTATATACCAGACCCACATAATAATAACCTACCTAGAACTTCTATCTTTAAAGTAACTGGTTCATGCTGGTTCTTTGGATTCTCATTCTTTGATGGTGACCAACAGGATAGAACTTTTAGAGATTATACTAAGAGTGTATACACACCAAACTATTCACACCATAAACTAACTTGTTTTGAGTTTGCTGATGGTGTTAACAATGTTGGTGATGGTAACCTTGCCACCACTGACCTTGACATGTACTATAACAAGTTAACACTTGGTTATGGTACTAACAGTGGTAGAGCATTACCTAACTACCCAGCTAACAACGACTTTGAGACACAGATCGATGAGACCCGTATTGTTGGTGCTATCAGTCAGTTAGGTGCTATTTCTATCAAGGACATATATTCTGGTAGAAATACAGGTGACACTACTGCTACTCCAGTTGTTACTGTTATCACTAAGTCTGACCATAGGCTTAATGTAGATACACCTATCCTTATTACTGGTGTTGATAACCCTGAGTATGATGGTAGTTACATGGTAACTGGTGTTGTTAATGACACTACATTTACCTATGCATTAGCTACAACTCCTACATCAACAGCAACACCGTTGTTGGTTAACAAGGAACCATTTGTAACTATTGAGTCTGATACAGTTACATCATCCTCACCATATATCTTTAACTGTTCTATTAGATCAGTGTTTGGTATGAATGGTATGGATTGTGATGGTGACAAAGCCACTGGTTTCAAATCAATGGTTACTGCACAGTTCACTGGTATATCATTGAACAAAGATGATAATGCTTATGTTCTATACAATGAGGAGACAGGTATATGGGAAGATCAAGCAACACTAGGTTCATCTATATCACTACACACTAATAGTAGAGCAAGACACAAACCCGAATGGGAGAACTTCCACGTTAGGGTGGCAAGTAATTCTATCATACAGGCTGTATCTGTTTTCGCTATTGGTTATGCTAAACACTTTGTTGCAGACAGGGGTGGTGATATGTCTATCACCAACAGTAACAGTAACTTTGGTGCTAGGGCATTAGAAGCTGATAAGTATAGATTTGAGGCGTTTGGTAAAGATGATGCAGGGTATATCACAGAAATTATTCCGCCACAAAAAAACACCAGGGGGTCAACGAGATATAACTGGGTTCCAGTTGATGTAGACAACACAGACAACCTATTCACAGGCACAAGTTTACCAACTGGTATAGGTGCTACTGATACTAAACTGTTACTACATGGTTATACTCAGAAGGATGCTTTACCACCATTCGTAACCAATGGTTATAATATTGGTAACAAAGATAATGAAATAGTATATGCAAACATAGAGAATGCGATATATGCATCTCCTATTCTTATGCCAGTACCCCAGTCAAATCCTGACGAAAGGGTAGTTGCTAAGAAGGAGTCTGAGGTTCTCAGGGAAAATGGTATAAACAAGATTACAGGGTCACGTTTTACATTAAGAGAAGAACATAAGTTCTTACAGGGTGAGTCTGTCAGGATATATTCTGAAGATGGTTCATTACCTGATGGTATAGAGTATGACAGAATGTATTATGTGATTCCAGTTGAAGGAGCACCTGATGAGATTGATATTGCTACAACATATAATAATGCTCTTGCTGGTACTGAAGGTAGACTTCTTGGTATAAACAACCTAGGTGGTAGTTTAAGGATAGTATCTACAGTTGAGGATAAGGAGCCAGGGCAACCAGGTCATCCAATCCAGTATGACGAAGATCTTGGATTCTGGTATGTTAACGTAGGTGCTGGTAATACTATAAGTACTGGTATTAATACTAACACTGCTACTATATCACCTAAGACACAATCACTATTCATATACAGAAAGCCAGACCAGAGAAGTGCTGAAGATAAGACCTATAGAGTTAGATATGTTATACCTGAGTCAGCAACACTAGCTGCAGCTCCTAACAATGGATTCTCTATTGAGGAATCATCTGCTGTTATTGATGATGACATGTATGGTTCAGTTAATGATACACTTACAAGTGTTAATAACTTAAGAACCAGTACTAATATAGTTGATGCTACATGGGCTGGTAATGTTGCTATCGTTACTGCACAGAATCCACATAGACTGAATGTTGGTAATATTGTTGAAGTTACTAGGTTGAAGTCTGAGAATAATGCTAATGGTTTAGATAATCTAGGATTTAATGGAATATACAGTGTTCTTGCTATTACTGATAGTAAGACATTCTCTGTTGGACTAAACACTAACCCAGGCAGCATCAGTACAATATCTAATGCTGGTATACCTTATACAGTACATGATTCTACTGTTATTGGTAGTGGTAGAACTGATAGTCCATACTTTGTTAAGAGAACCTTTGGTCCTTCTTATCAGATATATGCTAACACACCTGTTCAAGAATACAAGAAGGATGTACAGGATGGTGTCTATGACTTATCATTCTTATCGTATCATAGCACTCCAGAGGTAGCACCTTTCAATACTGACGATCATTCATTTGCACAGGATTACCGTAACGTAGTACCTAAAGTAAGTATTGATAACCCAGAGGATGATCCTATTGCTGCTAAGACTTATGCTGTAAGGGATGATATTGGTGATGTTAATACAAGTGACCCATCCAGGTCACTAACCAAGGAATCATTAGACTCTATGATTGAGTCTATGGGTATTGGTATAGGTATTACTTCTGCTGAAGTTAATGGTAATATACTGACTGTTCATACTGCTACTGAGCACGGATTGAATGGTGTTAAGGCATTTACTATAACATCAGCAGGTACAAACTATGGTACTCAGTCAGGTGGTATCGAGAAATTCTACAGTGCCCGCTTAGTCGGAGGTGCTGGTAAAGGTGCTACTGCCGATGTTACTGTAAACACTGCTGGTGCTATAGCGAGTCTTACTATAAGTGATCCTGGTTCAGGATATAACGTAGGAGATTTGCTCACTGTGTTTGGGGTCCCCAAACATAGTCTAAGTGGTAGTGACTGTACTATAACAGTAAGCACGATTAAAAATAATACTGGTGATGCTATAGAAGTTGTTGGTGTATCAAGTACAAACTATAACGGGTTGTTCCGTATTCAAAGCGTTCCATCTTCAAGGTCTATCAACTATGTTGGAGACGGACTGGATGCTGTACCGTTTGGACAAGGTACAGGATATGTGTATCATGTTGGTGTAAGTACTGGTGTTAATACTATAACTCATGATCCAGCATCAGGTATTTCTACTATCACTGTTGCAGGTGACAACGGCTGGAGGATTGGTGACACAATTAAGATTGAAGGTTACCAAGAGTTCGCATCTGTTTATAACGGTGTTCATTATGTTACTGACAAGATTGATTCTACTACCTACAAGGTTAACATAGGTATCACATCTAATGCACCAGCCGCACCAGTGGGAGTTGCTACTGCTTACGGCACAGGTTTCAGTGTAAGGTCATCTAATCGTGGAGTACCAATATACGGTGGTCATACTACCAACTTGGCATCAGGTATTGGTACTGCTGACGCTACTGCAACACTAAACGACAGTGCAGGTCTGAAACGAGGAGATTACCTACTGATTGAAGATGAGATAGTCAGAGTATCTAATGAATCTGATGGATTACTCAGAGGATTACTTGGAACTAATGCTGTCGAACATGCTGATGATGCACCAGTACGTAGAATTAAAGTCTTACCAGTAGAAGGAAGACGTTACAGTATACTGAGAGCATCAGGTCATACATTTGAATACGTAGGTTTCGGACCAGGTAACTATTCAACTGCGATGCCACAGACTCAGGATAGAGTACTGGCAACTAAGGAACAGTTACTATCACAGTCAAGACAGACACGTGGTGGATTTGTTATCTACACTGGTATGAATGACAGTGGAGACTTCTACATTGGTAAACTTAAGTTTGAGGCATCAGGTGGTACTCTAACTGAGGTTGATAACATCGGTGATGGTGAAGGTGGTAAGAGCTTCAAGTTACCTAACTCGGCACAGTTTGATGATCTGACTGTTATTGATAACTTCTATAGTCTTGGTAATACTGAGATCATTGACCTAACCTTAACTGGAAACAGAGCAGGTACAATCAATAAGTCTGTTCACTTTGGTATCTGGGATAGTGGTACTGGCATCTATCCTAATAATAATACTGACAATGTATTATTCCAGACTGAGTTTAAACGTGGAGGTTACATTGGTTGGGTTAAGACTAAGACATCAGGTGCAGAGCAATGGCAAGTATGGGGTCCTATCTCTAGGGATGCTGACTCAGAGCATTACTCATTCGATCAATTAGCACTTGGTAGGAACAGAGCAACAGGTAGTAATGTACTACACACTGAGGGTGATGTTAAGTTTGACAGCGATATCGAACAAGATGGAAATTATGAAAGAGATGGTAACCTAACTAATACTGGTAACGTTACGATAACGGGAACACTCAACGGACAGGGTGCGGTGGACTTCGATGCCACCCTGAATGTTGATGGTAACGTTACCTTTAATGGGAACACCACTATTGGTAACTCCTCTAGTGATACTCTTACTGTCACAGCAACATCCACATTCAATGGAGCTGCTGAATTTAACAATGGTATTACTACCAATGAGATTACAGTAGAGAATCTAACTAGCGGTAGAGTAGCCTTAGTTGGTTCAGGTGGTAAGTTAGTTGATAGTTCTGCCTTCACATATAGTGGAAGCAATCTAATAGTAACAGGTGACATCACCGCTTTCGCAACATCTGACGAAAGACTCAAAGATCATGTACATCCTATCGAGGATCCACTTGATAAGATACTCAAGATCAGTGGTAACACATTTGAATGGAATGACAAGTCAGGTAAGACAGGTCGTGACGTTGGTGTATTAGCACAAGAGATTGAGGAGGTAATACCTGAAGTTGTAACAACTAGGGATACAGGATACAAGGCAGTTAGATATGAGAAGTTAGTTCCACTACTCATCGAGGCAGTTAAGGAACTTACATTAGAACTGAATGAATTGAAAGCAACCGTTTCAGAACTACAAGAGGACTAATGGCACTTCAGTCGTCAGGTGTACAGATATCTGCATCAGATATAAGAACTGAGTTCGGACCTAGTGCAGACTCAGGGGCATTTGGTTTTCCATCTGCTAATACTGCTGTCTCACTAGGTAACTATAGAGTAAGTAAGAGTTATGGTGGTATGACTTCCATGCCACTGGATCAGGGTGTTCCTCAAGCAGGTGCAATCAGATTCTCTGATTTCTATGCAAAGAGACTTAATATTATATCAGATTTATGGAGACCAATAAATAATAATACGACTAGAAGAAATGGAAGATCCCAGTATAATTCTGGGGAAGTTGATGTTTTAGGTTGGAGATCGAAACCTTCATCCAGTAGTGGATGTAAGGTCTTTATACATGTAAATCAAACTATAGGATCCGCCAGTGGTAGTGATGACTGTATATGTGCAGTACGTACTGGAAGTTGGGATAATGATACTAGATTAGAAACGAACGTAGGATCAGGGGGTAGAATCTTTGGTGCTGGTGGACGTGGTGGTAACGGTGGAATTCCAGGTGGCGTAGGAAGTAATGGTACTTCAGGACTCGGTGTTGAGTATGACCCATCTGCTGTTGTTAACAATGGTTACATTCAAGCTGGCTACGGAGGTGGCGGTGGAGGAGGTCGTTCAGCCGTTGACCCATCCGACAAAAATGATTATGACCCCACTGCTGGAGGAGGCGGTGGAGGAGGTGGTGCTGGATTCCCGATTGGACAGGGTGGTTCAGGCGGTGGAGGTACATTCTCAGGATCGAACGGCAATAACTCATCGCAGACGACTGCTGGATTAGGTGGTGCTGGAGGATCAGGTGATGGCACAGATGCTGGAGATGGTGGACGTGGTGGAGATCCTAGTGCTGCACCACAAAGAGGAGGAGATGGTAATGAATCTTATGGTGGAGCATGGGAGACAGTAGGTGGTAATCCTGGATTAAGTGGTGATGCTGTTAGAATAGTAACAGGAACTGCTGGTACTCCAGACGTAGACAGTACAGAGACATTTACATGGACAAGAACTAATACAGACCAATACCCATTTGTATTCTTTAGTAAGGTAGGTAGTGACACAGGACCTAGTAACTTTACAATCGGTATTGCTACTGGTACATCAGCTGGGGTAGGTGATATAGATGCAAACTTTAGGTTAACATCTGGAGCATTTGGTCCATTCTCATCTGGTTATCCTGATCCAATAGAAGGTCAAGCAACAAATGATAGTTATGTTAAACTTGATCTAACTGGTACTGGTACTGCTACTCTTAACTTTGCATGGACATGGAATGATCAGCTGGGACAGGATGGTAGAGCATGTGACTTTGTAGAAGTCTTCTTAACATCACCTACGGGTGGTAGTGTATCTTCCACTTATGAGAAGTTCACAATGACATGGAACCAAGAAACTGGTAGTTCTAATGCTAGTGTGACAGTTGTAAAACCTAATCCTGGTACACATGAGCTGACAGTTAAGTTAACTGGTACATTTCATACATTTGAAGAGGATGAGGATGGAGGATATACTGATATTGGAGACGATGATATTACAGTTGATTGGTTAAAATGGAGTCCACAATCTGCATGGGTTAAGTCTTCTCTAGGTGCTTCTGGTTGGTATTTGACTGATCCTCAAGGTTGGTCACAGTTTATGAAGGACTATGCAATGTTCCCTTCTAATACTCAGGTATTAGCAAATCAAAATCATACTGGTATTTGGAGATTTAATCTTTCAAGTACAGGAACATATACACTTGAGTGTCAGTGTGATGGTACAGCAACATTTGTATGGGATACAACAACAACATTAGGAACTATTACTTCTGGTCCTTTACCTGGTCCACATAATACATCTACAAATTATACAATTAACGTAACTGATACTAGAGATTATTGGGTAACAGCAACTATAAACAATGGTAGTAATGGAAATAATAATTGGAATATGAATCCAGCTGGTGTTGCATGGGTATTAAAGGATGCAACTGGAGGTATAGTTGCTAGATCAAGTGATGCTTTCCCACAAAATCCTAGTGGTGCATGGGGATCATTTATGAATACCTATGCTGTGTTCCCATCTACTACTAACCCATTATTAGGTACTTGGCATGAAGCAGATTATGTTTTTGCACACAATGGTGGACAATTATTTTTAGAAGTTGCTGCTGATAATGAAGCACAATATCTTATTGATGACACTTTAGTAGGAAGTACGAGTAATTCTACTACTTCTGATAATATTACAACTTCTTCCCAGCCTGTTGGAAATCGTAAATTAACAGTTAAAGTTCGTAATAATTCTTCTTCTTCATTCCCTAATACATGGCCAGCAAATCCAGGTGGTGTTGCATTTGTAGTTAAAAATGCTTCTGGTGCTGTATTAAAAACATCATTAAATACTGGTGATCAACCAACACCAAATAGGGAAGTTGGAGTCTGGACTGACACACCAGATGAGTATGATAATCAGACAGATCCTAATAATCCTAACTCATGGACACCAGGTCAGTTATATAATGAGGATGATGAACCCGAAGGTCTGTATAAATCTCAAAGATATCTTCATGGTATTCTTACTGGTAATCCAGCTGGGCTGGCTAATCCAAAGACGCTAGGTATACATGATATGGATGGTGATGATAACAACGCTGCCTTAACAGTAAGTGTTGTTAATACTACTACATCAGGTACAGGTGCTATGAGTGGAACTGTACCTGCTACAGTTGCACCAGGTACTGTGTATGTTGGACAGGCTGGTAACTCAACTGGATACTCAGTTAATTCTACTAACCCACGTCAACTAACAGTTCAAGGACAAGGTACTGGATCTAGTAGTGATGATCTAGTAGTTAACGTTACATCTGGTACATTTGCAGAAGCTAATACTCAAATTAGTTGGACTGCACCTTCTACAGGTCAAGGTACACCTTCAAGTGGTACTACTTCAGGGGTATCAGTAACCAATAATGGAACGATTGCAGGTGATATAGAATACGGTGTAACCGTCTGCTAAATATAACAAATTAAGGATTATCATGGGTAAAATGATTCCACCTAGCAGAAAGAGCTGCTATAATTTTAGGGTGGTCAAGATTAACAGAGTAGTTGATGGTGACACGATTGATGTGACGATTGACTTGGGATTTGACCTACTTAAGAAGGAACGTGTTAGAATAGCTGGTGTAGATACTCCAGAGAAACGTACAAGAGACAAGGAAGAAAAAGTACTTGGAATTGATGCGACTAACTGGATGAAAGAACATTTAGAGGGAGCTATTAAAGGTGGAGAAGAACTCATTATTAGAACTGAACTTAAGGGTGGCGTTGGGAAGTATGGTAGGCTTCTTGGTTGGCTCTATATTAACGATGATATTGTTTCATTGAATGAGCAGATGATTGAGGAAGGATATGCTTGGGAATATGATGGGGGAACGAAGAAAAAGGATTTCGAGGAACTCAAAAAAATACGCAGGGAATTTGGCACTATAAAGAAAAATAATGAATGGGATGCTACATGATCTTTGAAAAAGTGAGTCTTGTTACTGGTGGATTTGACCCAATACATAGTGGTCACATACGATATTTCACAAAAGCAAAAGACCTATCAAACTATCTTGTAGTAGGATTGAATGGTGACCCATGGTTGAAGAGAAAGAAAGGACAATACTTTCAATCTTGGACAGAACGTGCAGATATTGTACGACATCTTGACATGGTTGATGCTGTAATATCATGGGATGACGCAGATGATTCTGCCTGTGGTGCTATAGATAAATGCTTAGAAATTGCTGCTGAAGTTGTATTCTGTAATGGTGGAGATAGGGGCAAGGGAAACACCCCAGAGCTTGACAAATTCCAAGACAATGATAGAGTAACGTTTGAATGGGGTATAGGTGGTACAGATAAAATGAACAGCAGTTCATGGATACTGCATAATTATTTTAACCGTCAACGTAAACTATTAGGAATCTGAATAAATAATCGAATAAGGCTAATGAGTTATGAAGATTAATTTTAAGGTCATTGAGCATAATAATGTCAATGGTACTATTACAGTTAAAGTGTGTAGGAAACATTCTGCAAGAAGTATTGACTCGTACCCACCACATATAATTGAAACTAGAAACTTAGATTTTGGTGACTGGGATTCACTTGTGGCTAGTTT